TTTCTTACTCAGTTTATCGAGCTGGGAGGTCACATCAGAGGTCAACCCCTCGAACTCTTCCCTTGTCTGCTTCCGAATCCCCTTGAATGCCCCAGACATCTTCGATGTTAAGGCGTCCGTCTGAATCACTTTTCCGAGGTCAAAGACCGGCGTTTGAGAAAGAGAGGTATAGAAGGCACTAATAGTTACGGAGAGATTCTTGAACAGGGCATTGACGTGGTTAATCGTCGGCTTAAACTTCTCTTCGAAGGTCTGGATAGTCTTGATAACATTCTGCCCGAAGTCCGGGGAAATCTTCGAAACGAATTGTATTCCAAGACTTTCTATGGTTACTTCGTTTGCCATTCTTTACCCAAGAATTCCCGCTAATATCATCGCGGCGGCTTGCTCATTGTTAGAGTTCAGAACCCGCTTCGGTTTACCGCCATGCCGTTCCCTATCTTTCCTATCCCTGTCCATCCTGTCGTTCTCATCTTCGCCCTTTAAAACGCTCACATGGGAGATCAGGGAAATCAGAGCCATACTGTACTCGTCCTGAACCTGTCGCAAAGTCTTACCGTACTTCTCCGCCACCGAATCAAGGATTGCTAATTCCCTGAGTTCGGCTGGGATTTTTGAAGCATGGGCATCATCTTTGCGACTGCTAAGAAAAAATGGCTTACAATGTCCCCCAATTTGTTCTTCTGGAACTGTTCGAGGACGATCTTGATTGCATCAGCCACGCACAGGTTCTCGATAATGAAGTCCGGGGACACTTTAGGACTATGGTATCGGCAGATGATGCCAACCACGTCCATCAACACGTCGCCATACTGGGACAGGGTTTCCCCGTTCAGCGAAGACACCAGGTCCCACACGGATTGTGGCTTGGACTCTCCGAGCGACCTTAACAGGGGGTTCAGCGCGAGCAGGACTTTCTTTTCAACGCTGTAAGGAAGAATCTGAATAGGGAACTTCTGGTCCCCAACGCTAAAAGAATCTCTGGAAAGCGTAGGGTCCACGACCTCATCAATCTGTTCCCGGGTCGGTCTTTCAATGGTTTCATCCGACATTGAATTTCCCTCCTTGGTGAAGGATCAGGTAGAAATAAAAATGGGGAGACGATCTGCTCATCTCCCCGTCCAGGATTTAGGCTGTGATCGGTTTCCACCCTATTCGATCACGTAACCCTATCCATGCGAAGCACTTGATTTACTGCTTAATTGAACATGAACGGGATTTGCAAAACAGTCGATGTGGTCCCGTCCGTCATCACCTGAGAGGTTGACTGCACCTCAAAGGTCACATTCGCATCCATGAAGTTCTCACCACCCTTGAAGTCCGGAGCAAAAGACCCCGCAACCGTCACCTTCGGATACCAGATGGCAACCTGTCTCTGCACACTGTTCACAACCCAGTCGAAGAACACGAGCAAAGACTTCTCTGCGATGGTTCCGAGAGGGTCAAGCATCTCGACGGACTTGTATGCGGCCAGGACATCACCACTCACAGGCGTACCGGTAAATGCCGCACTCAGGTTGAGAATGGCACCACCTGAATCCACAGACACGACATAAACCCGATCCGTCTTGCTCAAAAATGCACTCAGGTTGTCCCCGACCACCGTGTGAAACACAAGCCTGTCGCCAGCCGCAAAGCGGTTAGCCTCACCAGCACCGAGCGTAATGGTCTTGTTGCCTGCACTGTAGGAAGCCACCGTGCCTGCCTTGGCGATCAGGATGTCTGCCGCCTCTGGAGGGACCGCCCATGTACCGTCAACCGTCACTGTACCCGCCGCATAACTGACAGACTTGACCTCCTCTACACCGACAAGGGCATCGCCAGAAACATCCCAGAACGTCACCTTGTCTCCAACAACGAACTTGTTGGCATCAGAAGCCGCCATAGTAGTAATGGCATCTCCCGTGTTGGCCTGACTGGTGATTGCTCCCATGGACATGACATTCTTCTGTGTAACGCCCATAAGAGTTGAAATAGCCTCCAAGGCCATTTCATGAAAGGTCAGAGTAACCTGTGCTTCCCTGGACGCCTCAAAGGATTTACGAGTCGTCTTGGGAATACCAAGCTGCAACTTGGTGATGTTTCGTGTGACCGGGATCTGCACGTTACTGATCAAGCCAACGTCGGCCCAGCCACTCAAGGGTGTTGACACCGCCAGGAGCTGCTGACCGCTGTATTTAAATGTGGTCGCGTGATCCCGGATAAAGATTCGAGGTGAACTGACGACGATGTAGTCACTATAAAGTTCGGGCTGTTCGAAGGAATACATTTGCTATAACCTCCTGTTACGTGTTATTCTTACTCATCAATCTGAATGCCGACTTTCTCGGGAGAATACTTATCTCTCCATTCAACCAAATGAGTTTCGATGTGTTTACCAATCGCACCTGATCCATCCAGATGAACCACGATATGCCCCTTCACGCGCATCTCACTGATTTGCCGTAATCGATTCACGACACATCCGATCTGTCGTTCAACCTCTGGATCTATCACAGGTGCCTTTCCTGCACTTCGTACTGCAACTCCAAATCCACGGCACGGTGAATGAATCCGGGTTCATAGGGCAGCACTGGTCTTACCCGCAATCTCACTACCTCAATCTTCCCTACCACCGCCCCGGTTGCTTCGTTATAGAAATTCAGATACCTTTTCCCCGTCGAAGGATGGTCAAACTTGTCTACTACCCCACTGACCAACTTGATCAACTCCACACTCTCAGGGTCATTCTTCGACACACAGTAAATCCGTGGAAAAGAATGGGTCATCTTTCCTGGTCTCTCATCCTGAAGCATGACGATCAAGAACCTATCCGCGACATTGCTTGGTCGCATTGTCGGGTTGTAATACGTCGGAACACCCGTAGGAGTCCCGTAACCGCTGGTATACAGATACTTTCGGAACGACCAAAAGAGGTTGGTTATCGTGCGTATTGTCGCCATCCTACTTCCAGATTTTCGTCATGGCTACCGTCGTAGCCTTTTTGAAAACGTCAACGATCCTGTCCCTGTACGCATCGTTATAAGCCAACTCTCTTTTGGCTGGTTCAAAGAGGGGACGCGCCGGCACGTTCCTGTTCGGACTCGCAACGCCGAATTCGTTTTCCAGAGCCTTCTGAAGTATCCCTTGATCCACATCCTTCAGTCCGACAAAGACACTCCAACCCCCTGCCGTCTTCTCGACCCCGAAGACACGAACAGCGCCCTTTGTCTCGCCAGTTGCTTCCCAAACCTCTTGAACCCAACCCTGCTCACGCTTTTCCTGCAACCACACGTCGCTCAGTTCCTGCCAGTAGGTATCGCTAAACACCAACTCACCGCCCTGAGATTCGCCCATGTGGGATACCACGATCTCGTAGTAAATCTCTCCGGTATTTTTGAGAGCGCTGGCGCTCTGTGCTTCGAGCGCGGCCTTAATCTTGACGATCCTCTCGGATATCTTGTTGACCGCCCCAGGCTCTAACTTGATGTCGATCTCAATCATACTCTCACATCCACCGAACAAAGGGCCTCGTAACAACCCTGAAACTTATGCTTATCCAAACCGTCGATCTGCCAGAGCGTTCCATCTGATAACACCATCCGATTCCCTTCCTTTGGAATGTAGCCCTGTAAATTCCGGCCTGAAAATGTCATCAGCTTCGTCTTAAACGACACATCTCCGACAGGGGTCAGATTATCGCCCTTTGTCAGAGTCGAAACATTCACGTAATCACTTAGCCGGACATAGGAGACATAGTTTTTCTTGCCGTATTCGTTTACTGCCGCGCTTTCTACGAGTTCATAAAGTACGGCCGTATCGTTTACCTTGTAGAGCAGTGCCTTTTGCCCGACCTTCAATTGACCATCAGCCAGGAAATTGACGTTCAAGACGATGTACCTTTCCAATGTTAATGTGTCCTGAAAGATGTCCCCATCAACAATCTCCGAGTTCCAGACAAAAAGTGCTTCCTTCACCGATTCTGAGATAAATGGATTCAGACTACGATTTGGAACTATCATAGCCTTCTCTGTGATGTTCCCGGCATTACGATAGATCGTAATGGTCTGCCCCGTAGTTTGTACTGCTGTTACAAAATCGCTTTGGCTACTCATCTTCGAATAATTCGTCCAGTTCCGTGAACATCGGGGTTGACGGGGCAGAAATCACAATGACCGTGACAGTCTGCATCACGCCCGGTTTTGCCAAGTCCATTTGCTGATAGCAGAAGTTCAGGTTTTTCCTTTCCTCCTGCTCCCAGTCTATCTGCTGAAGCTCGCGGGTATAATAGCCACCCGCGGTAGTTACACGTTTCGGTTGTTTCTTCGCCAGCAAAGCGCAAACCTTCGCCGCCAGGTGAAAAACCGTGGCCCTGTGAAGCTCTGAGGCTTTGGCTGGCAGAAGGCTTGCCCAATCCGTGATCTTCTGTTTAACGAAGTCCTCAGACTCCACGGCATAGATATCATCGGCAAGCAAGGCATCGGATATATCTGTCGAGGACACATCACCGGAAGCCCTGCGAACCGAATCCTGCCAGCCAGTCAGAAGAAAACTAAATGCCATACCTCACCTATACAGACAACGGAACCACGTCAAAGTCCCGCTTCTCGTAACTGACAGAAAGAGCGCCAGCCGTCATTACCGCCGAGTTCAGGATCTTGATAGTGGCTGTCACTCCGGGGTCCACTGTGACTTTCTCGAACGTGGCTGTTTTCTCGGCCGTAGTTGCACCCCCCTCTTCTTCCCACACCAGCGTGTTCCCCTTGTAGACCTGGATAGCGGAAGTGCCACTGCTATAAGTGGACTTACCCACTACTTGATTGATGGTGATTCGTTTCCCTGTAACACCAGGAATCACAATCTTGATCTGGAGATTCGTGTCCTGTGCGAACCATACCGCCGCAGTCTTTACGTCGGCAGCCGCAATCACTGCAAGGCTCGCAGACGCTTCGGACCCCTCAAACTGATCCCCAAGGACAGCCGCCCAGTCATCCAAGGCATTGATAGCATCCACGACTTCCTGGAGGGTGTTTGTTGCCCCAGCCGTCAGATCAATCGTTTCAACCACCGTCAGAGCAGGCGCAGCCAGTTCCAGGCTATTCGCCTTCACTTCTGCCGTTCCTGTAATCTCAGCACCTGTGTAGAAAATGCTGATGGCATTCTTACTGAATACCTGATGCACGGGGATGTACTCCTTACGGTACTCGCCGATCATCTCAATGAGAAGATGCTCTTTCTTCATGTTGTTCCCTCTATACGAACAAAGGGGGATGGTTACACGCCACCCCCCTGCTCAGTTTATGCGCTTCCAACCAAGTCCTTGCGGGCATCAGCAAATAAGGTCTGAAATCCCACTGTGTTCGACATGACGACCTCATCAAATTGGCCGTTTATGACCTTATTGGTCTCTGTCAGATCACTGCCGACCTCACGATACCCCATAAGGGCATACCGCTTGTCGATACCGATGATGTGATTCTCCAAAACATCGGCAATCGGAACCTTCACGTAGGCGATATCTCCCGCGATCCCCATGTTGACCAGCCTGGGTTTCCCCCAAAGGCCACTGGTGTTGATATTGTTGTTCATCCAGATGGGAACCGTAGTAGGAGAAGCCAACTGCCATGCCAGAAGCAGATCAGCCGTGTTGGAGATGATGGTCGTGCAGGTGCCTGGCGCAAACAGCGACAGCCATCCCAGGTATCCCGTTAACGTCATGGATTCAAAACCAGCAGGGTTTCCACCCTGGTATGTGCTGAGGTTACTGGTCGCAATGGCCCCCCCGGAGGCGTGACCAGAACCGTCACCGAGCTTCAGCGCACTGATGGCCAGCGAAACCTCGTCCAGCCTTCGCTGGAGCATGATTCTGCCGATCAGGGTCTGGATAAGTGGCATTGTGGCACGTCTGACGAACTCGTAAGACATCTTGATCCGCACGCCAAATTTCTTCAGCGTGGTCGTTTTCTCGGACCATGTGATCGTCGTAGTCGGGAATTCCGACATTTCACCGACCCTTGACTCCTGCCGACCAGCTTCTGTATCAGTGATATAGATAGCGCGGAGAACGGCACTGTCGTTAATGCTCTCCATGCTGGCAACGAGCTCCGGAAGAACATCGGCACCATCAAGCAATGCAATCCTCGCCATCCTGTTCAGGACTTCTGGAAAAAGGATAGCGGATGCCGGATGGTTGGACTGGAAGAAAAGGGCACCGGTGGAGGCCGGGATGCCAGACTTTGGATCGGTCTTCATCCTGATACCGAAACGGAGCAGCTGTCTTTCAAACGCATCCAAACCGGTATTGTCGCCGGGCTGTGTAGGATTGACGAGTTCAAGATACTGAGAAAAGTTCACCCCGCAATCAATCGCTTCCTCGTAGAGTTTCGGAGTCAGCGTGAGCTCCTTGGGGTCGATAATTTGTGTAATGTGCTTCATCGAAAATCCTCCTGTGGTTGAGTCAAAATTTGGGCAATAAAAAAGGCCACCCGAAGGTAGCCTTGGACTTTAAACACCGATCTTTTGAACCGGGATTATCCCTGGTCCAACCTGAACGTCACGAGCTTGTTGACCGTATCAACCCAGACCACCCTGCGAAAGGGCGTTCCTACAGCCGCAGCGATCTTCTTCACGCATGTCGCCGAGGTGTATGCCGGGTCCCCATCGGTCCCACCTGCCTGAAGGCAGTTATACCCAATAGAGGGCGCATGGTTTGTGTCGTATGGGAACGTCACATACCCATCTTCCTGCACCGAGGCCAACTTATCGTCCTGGTCTATAACCCTGACGATACCGATGAACTCATCATTCTCCGTGGTACACGCTACCACCGTGCCATTGGCCGACATCTTGACGAGTTTGTCCTCGTCAGTATGTTTTGTCAGCGCACTCAGATAGTTAATGAATGCACTGGTCTTCTTACCAACAAATGATATAGTTCGAGCTGCCATTGATTATTCCTCCTACTTGGAATTCGTTACTTTCCGATTTTGTGGAGGTCGTAATTGACGGGCATCTTGTCCTCAATCCGATCCTCTTCGTTGTCATTCAACTCTGTCACGACCCCATCCTTCACGACCGTTTTGCGACCGGTAGGGATCAACTGTGCCAACTGCTTCTCCATGCCTTCGATCTTCACCTTCAGGTCTGCATTAGAAAGGGCTGCAATCTCCTTCGTGAAAATGTCAGGATTATGGGATGCCCCATTGACCGCGATAGAGAGCTTTGAACACCTCTCTTCCAGGTGGGTCCGATACTCCTTCACTACGGTCTCCTTCGTTGCAACTTCAGCCTGCAACTCCGTAACCTTTGCTCCGGATGCCGCCAGCTTGTTCGTCAAGTCAACCTTGTCAACCTCTGACTGTGCAAAAATCTTGACTGCCGCTTTCTCTCTGGTCTGAACCTCGTCCCTCTCTGCGGTCACAGCCAGCACTCTGGCTTTTTCCGATTCAAGCGCCACGTTCACACCATCGAGCGTAGCCTGTAACGTGTTTTTCTCCGCCTGCAACGCATTGTAAGCGTTCTGAAGTTCCTCTAAAGTCATGTTGTCCCCCTCTACTTCCCCGACCTTTTCAATGTCTCCGTCGAACGAAAGGTTAAAGCGGAGAATGTCGGTGGGTTTAAAATCTTTGATGTTCGTAGACATCAGACAATTGCCTTGTTTGTCCACGACCTTCCCGTCTTTCAGGGAAAGTGTCGCGCCGTCCGCAGCGAGCTTGCTCTTGATCCTGGCTCCAGGCAGTCCGGGAGCGTAGACGGCAGACAGTTCCAAAAGGTTATGTTTCTTCACTGCTCCCTGGTGAACAGTGTAGGTCGCCAGCTTCATGATGGGCGTCTCACCTTCGGGTGCTGTGTTGTAATACCGACCGGGTACGTGTATGCAGTCCCAACTCCGCACATCATTTCCACAGATGCCACAGATGAACGAATTCGCGTTCCACCCAACGCTTACAGCTTCAGTTTGACCCGCATTTACGGCCTTTACGTAGTCGTCAGTGTTGACCCCGGCCACATTCAGGTTCTTTCGCATGGAAACCGTGGGACGGAAACGCTTAACTGTAACCGGGTTTCCATCGGTATCTACCAGGTTATCGGTCAATACCTGAGAATTGAAGAGGACTCCAGATGGAATCGAACCATGGTCATGGCCGAACATAAACCCGATCTTCTCCGCGCTCTCATCGGTGTGACGCCGTACAACATCGTCATGGAACCCCTGAATCATGTCCTCACCGAGAAATGAAAAATACGAAGTTAAGGTTGCTGACCGGGCGGCCTCAACATCCAGGATGTATACATCATCCTCCTTGACCGTCTCAGGTGCGAAATGCTGGTTCAGAATTGACAATTCCTCTGCCGTGGGTTTCCTTATCAGTTTACGCATGGCCACTCATCCCCTCTAAAACGTGTTCTATCTCAGCTTCCTCGACTTTCCTGAGGAAGGTTTCCTTCTCAGTTGTTTCATGTGAAACATCTTCACGATCCTCACCCGGTCTGAACCGCTTCTTGTACCCGTCATTGATCATGCCGTGTAACCTGAACGCCTTTCCTGGACTGTTGAGTCCCGAATGCTTGATCCTGGCAAACATCAGTCCCCCGTGCTGCGCTTGTCCTTATTCGTTTCCTTACGCTTCCCCTCTTTGTCCTTTTCCTGAGTGACATCACGTTGAGGGTTGTTCTTTCCCTGCGGGGAGAAATCCTCATCCCTGACCGCATCACTTGGTTTGTCGCCCTTCACCCGGAGCATACGCCGCGCCATAGCATCTCTCTCTGAAGTGGAAATGGTACCCATTTTCTCTTCTTCCCAAAGCAAGAGAGAATAGGCGGCGAAATATTGGGCACTCTCGTATTCAGGCCTCAGACTTGGCTCTAACCACTGCCAATCTGCGTATGCCTGAATCCCGGCATCGACTTGCAGCGCCAGCGTGAACATACGGTCCAGGAGACGTTTTAAGATAGCCTGGAACCCCTGAATCAACTTTATGAACAGGAGGGCTTCAATGGACGTATATCCTTCCGTAGACCCCCCAAATCGCTTTCCAAGGATAGTTGCGTAAGACTTCAGTGCTGAGGCCATATCGGACAGCAGGACATTGACAATGGCCTGGATATCTAGTCCCTTGTTCGCGTTCTGACCGGTCAAGGTAGACAGGGTTACCGTATCAGAATGGGTAGGGTTCTCATCAGCGGCCAGATCCTGCATGGATGTTTGGGCCTGCGTAACAACCTCGTTAATCCTATCCACGATCTTCTGAGGGTCTGATATGGCCCGGGCCTTACATTCAGCCAATATCTGTTCCTGACTTACAGAAATGTCTATCCGGTCGAACCCAAGATTGTGAAGCGCCCGCGCAAAGTCCTGTAAGAGCCGAAACTTGTTCATCACGGTCTGGATGACTGAGATGATCTGATTCGTCCCGTAGGGGTCCCCTGCAATCGGGTCCACCGGAATGTAGAAGAAGTTCCGATAGTCCAAAGGAATCTCGTCAGACCCCATGCCCTGCACCGGAACCACCCTCGACCCCTTCGCCTTGAAGGTAATAGTCATTGGATCAACGTGGCAGAGTTGGGATACCTTGTACCCATCCCCAAAGACGAGTTCCCCCGCATCGGCACCATCCATCAATAAGGACAGTGCTTCCTGAAGATAAAAATTGGACACTGATGTGTCGGGAGAGAAACCGTCACTCATGGGATTGTTCAGCCGGTCAATCAAATCATCAAAGTATTTCTGACCCTGCGAGTGAATGGACCCATTTGACTTCCGAGCGGTCAGGAAAAATCCCGAATCAAAGACTCGGAGATAGTTGCTTATCGCATGACTACAGGTGGGTTCAACGTAAACAAGGAGGCGCAAGAGGTCCGTCGATTGTAAACTGGACAGCTTTTCCAGATTGTATTGATGCCATTCCTGAAATTGCCGTGGAAGATAGGCGAATGGGTGTTGATAACTCGTAAGGGACGAAGCGTAATCAGTAGACTTTTTCCCAACAGATACAGCAACCTTCGGGCTTGTAGATAGTTGTCCTTGCGGTTTTTCACGCCTGAAGATGTTAGGAAAGTTCAACCGGTTCCCTCTGTGGTCGCCTACCTGACCTTCGTGTTTCCTCTAAGAACCATTCTTTGCGAATCGCCTCTGCGAAGTTGTAACCTTCGCAAAAGAAACAGTTCTTCCACTTATCACCGGAAGTCTGTCTGAGGTTTGAGTCACATCTTGGGCATCTCTCCTGGATAAACATGTTGTCGGCTCCATGCCGACCCAAGGACATAGATATACACACGGTCTATGCTATAGGGTCGGTCTCTTGACTCTTTTTTCTAAGATTAGCGATGTGAACATTCAACGCATGTGCTGAAAGATTCAAGGCTTTTCTAACACCTGCCTTCGTTCTTCCGGAGGCAAGAAGCATCAAGAGCTTTTTTTCCATTTCCGTAAAATGGAGTTCTGCCCTGCCTGGACAGTGACCAGCATTATCCTGGTCCACGTACACCTCTGCCTCGCTGCACAGCTTCCTGCATTGATCTCTGATGGGACATTCTTGACACAACATAACGGCCTCGTCTTTCTTCTTGGGCCGTCCGTTGTCGGGTGGGCTTACTGGGTAGGATGATTATGCGAACAACACTTTCTGCACGTTCCTTACACGCTTCCCTTGTAGCTCATGGTATCCGAGATCTAGACCTATCCCTTGCCGATTCAGCTTCTCTGCAACCCTCAACACCGTTCCGCTTCCGGCGAAGGGATCCAGGACGGTTCCACCCTTCGGGCACCCCGCCTTGATGCAGCGTTCGACAAGCTTTTCCGGGAACGTGGCATAATGGGCGTCAGGATAGGGTTGGGTTGCGATAGTCCAAACCGAGCGGATGTTGCGGTATTCCTGCCCCGGACCATTACACGCCCTTCCCCCATCGTCGCGGCCTGGCAGATTTCCATGAACAACCGGAGAATCTCCATCTCGGTTCTTACCTACGGTAGGATGGACCACAAGATTTTTACCATCCTCAAATTTACTTCCCTTCCAAGATGCCCTTCTTGTGAACCCCTGTCCGTATGGACTTGAAATGCTCTCGGGGCTATTCGGACCGTTCGGCCATGCGGAAGGTTCCTTGACTGCGTTCTGGTCCCAAAAGTAACGGCCGCTCTTCGTAAGCAGGAAAATATATTCGTGACTTCTCGTAGGCCGGTCGGTTACGCTCTCCGGCATGGGGTTCGGTTTCACCCATATCACATCCGACCGGACCCACCAACCTGCGGCTTGGAGCATGAGGGCGACACGGAAGGGGACAAGGCATAGATCCTTTGGCTTTAAACTCATCGTATCAAGGGTAGATTTATTCCCACGGTCTAACGGGTACGCACGACCCTCCTCTTTCTTTTTCTTCTCAAGAGAACTTTCCCCACCCCCAGGGTTGTAGCAGGTCCCCTTCCCAGAGGCATACGAATCCCCCAAATTCAGCCAGCATGTCCCGTCATTCCTCAACACCCGCCACAATTCTTTGAACACCCGCCCGATGTGCTGAAGGTAAAGATCAATGGTCGGTTCGAGGCCAAGTTGACCGCGCCATGCTTTACAGTGGAGGCAGAAGCTACCTTGAGGTACTACTTCCACCCGATCTTCACCGTCAACAGGCACCCGGCCGCCGAGCGTAGATTTATCTCCTTGGGACCCATGTTTAGAGACTAAATTGGTTTCCCCCCACTCATGCTCACACCCTTCCACCCCGTCAAAGATCACTTCCGGGATCTCGTACTTCCGTAATCCCCAGTAAGGCGGACTGGTGACGATGCAGTTCACCGTCTCGTCTTTCAGGGGGATGTGTACTGAGTTTGCCTTCAGATTCATACTGCCCTTTATCAATCAGGGACCGTTGCCCGGTCAGTCCCTGCTCTCCCCTGCCCTACACGCTATCGACCGGGAACTAAGGGGGGAGATCGTGGTTATTCCTCTTCGTTTAATCTGTCAATCTCAGCGTCTTTCTGTCCGATCTGTCGTTCCAGATCAGCAATGGTTTCCCGTAACGTGCAACAAGGGCACGCTCTCCCCTCGTAACAGACCTCATCGTGACCATCACTACAAAGCGTCATGTTTTTACTCCCCTGGCCTCAGCATCTCTACACATTGATGCAGGACCACGTTTGTTTGTTCTCGCAGTGAGACCACCTGTAACCAGAGGCCCCATGCCTCAACAAAGATTGCCTCATCGAACAGACGCAAAACGCTCTCCTCAATCACAACCTTCTCCCCGTTCTGGTCAGTCAGGGAATACGTGTACCACAGAAGAGAAAGGTCCCTCTCTCCCTCCCATTTGACCTCTTCCACTATCCCGAAACGAGGAATCCCCTTGAACCCCATCACCCGCTGTCCGGGTTTAAATTTCGGTGTTGCCTTCTGAACCTGTTCCATGCTGTTACCCCTTATTCTCAGTTTTGTCGGGAAATATCTTTGTATTGAAGATTCCGTGTTCACACATCATCTGCCATACCAAGACCGCCCCAGTAAAGAAACGTCCAACGGATACCAGCATAAAAAGCAGGCAGAGGTCAGACAGAACCGATAACCACCACGGAACACTTCGCCCCTTCTTGCGAATTTCCTTGCGTGTTGGCGGGTGATAAGCCACGAAGCACATAAATACTGTCATGGTGTACACAACGAACAGAACAATGTTTTCTGCCCATGCGACCTCACGCAGAAGGCCCAAAAATGCCAAGTATAGCAACACCCCATTGCACATCATCCACATCACTGCTCTTCTAAATTTCTTCATGCCAAATCCTCCTAACCCGTCGTGAATGGATATTTCTTCGTTGACTTTTTCTTCTTCCTCGGTTTACGACTTGCCACAACCCATGTACCCGCAACTGCCCCAAGGATTGCAGCCACGATAAATGTGATCGGCCAGTCATTCTTTGCTATAATCGCCAGCACCGTGTAGCTCAGGACCAGAGCGCCAGCGTCATACGCTACGGCTTCGTACCTCTTGCGGCTCACTGTTTTGACTATCGACATATCACATAGGTAAGACCAGATAGCCTCGCTGAACATGATCCCAAAGAAGTAGAGAATAGTTTTCATGCCCCTTCCGATGAAACACGCCTGAATACATGATCAATATAGTCAAACACCGGAATCCCAAGCTTATGTGCTTCCTTAACTTCCCGGTCTGCCCCTACGCTTTCCCCTGGAAGTCTCAGCACTGCATCACACCGGGCAAGGATCTCTAAGTCATACTCGTACCAGAACTCCGGAGGGCGAGGGGTAACGATATGCCAGAGAAGATTGAGTGTAGGAATCACAGGACACAACCCACGGCTGACCAATTCGTCAGCTACCTTGATCATCTTATGTGTATTTTCCACACAGTCTGGCTTCGTGTAAGGCCCTGCAATATAGATCAATAGTTTCATCCCTGCACCTCCTGAATCCTCTCGTTCAGCCTGTAAATCGCTCTACCCAATGCCCTCTTACCCCTGTTCTCTTCCGGTACATCGTAGGTTCCGCAGATCACGCACCTACGAACCCAGATAGTATCACCTTGATGGTAGGAGGATTCTGGAACCGTGAGGCCACCGCACTTGTCACACATATCACTCCCCCACGTTGATCCACAGCTTATCCCTGACGAACTCTAAGGACGCCTTGGACCCCATTTTGATCTTGCCTTCGTGTACCTTGAGCCAGACATCCCCCTGGAACTTGAACATGGCTTCCAGATAGTCCCCGTCGCCCCTGGTCATGTTCTTCCCCAGGATCACACAGAGTTCCCTGATCAGGGTCGGCGTCACTTCCTTTTCATCTTTGATCGTCACCGGAAATTTCAGCATTAGAGGACCACCTTTCTTAAGCCTTGATTTCTTTGTGAAGTATCCTTCCCTCATAGTGGGCGAAGAATTCAGGTTTGAAACGCATGACAGAATTGTCTTTGTCTACCCGGAATTCCACCGTCCAGAAACCAACATGAGCTGCCAGATTCAATCGCTTCATAAAGGAAGTCTGGGCCTGGATACATCCGGCTTGCAGGGTAAAGATGTTCCGGTAACACGGGAGGAATTCCGCTTTATGGTAGTGTCCGATCAAGAGAATGTTCGGCTTTTGCCCACCCGACAACGATTCAATGTATTTCTGTGGATGATAAGACAAGGCATACGCAGATCCTTTTCCTGGATGTAGCAATCGCATGATGATCTTGCCCCGTTTGGTTTGAATCGCAACATCAATCTCCTCTCTCCCCAGGCACACCAGGTCTGGGCGTTTCTCCGTGATACGAGGACCAATATCCGTTCCAGCCCTCTTGTAAAAAGAGAGATCGTGTGACCCTTCAATGAAATACGTTGTAATCCCCTGGAACTTCGGGTATCGGTTGACACATGCCTGGATTTGATCGTCAGCCCCATGCGCGTAAATCTCGTAGTCCTGTCCGGGGTGCATGTTCTCGCCTTCGCACATATCCCCGGCATGGTAGACCGTGGTAATGCCCTCTTCCTTAAAGACCTTGTACGCCAAGTGAAGAACATCTTCATGCTCGTAGATCGACCCCATGTGGGTATCACTGATAACCCCAAACTTCACGATCTCTCCGTGGTAGTGATGGATCGGGATGACTTTCTTTTCCAGAAGGTCAAGAATTTGCTCCTGAAATAGCTTCTCCTTCTCCTTTTCGTGGTGGTTCTTGTTCCATTGCTTGCCACAGGAACCACACAGGTACTTTAATTTCCCGTTCGATCTGACATCGTTGCTCTTACACTTTGGATTAGGACACGTTATTTTATCTGCCATGCTACTTACGCTCTCCTTTCGCTTCTAAAGCGGGTTCCGGAGATCTGTCCGGAGGCAATAACGATAGTGGGATTAAGGTAATCAATTCTGTGATATAGAGATGCCGCCTGGAACGTCATCTTTCCCGATTGACCAAAATGGTCCCCATTTCCAACAAAATAATAGTGCGTCAAATACTTCACCTTCCCGTGCGCCATCTTCTTCTCTTCGGTAGTTTTCTTGATATTCAGGTGATGCTGGATGAGCGTTTCCAGTTCTGCTTCATCCTCTGGAATCTCAAGTCCACCTTGATTAAGAAAATTAAAATACGCATCCAACGCACCCGCTTTATCCTCCACAATCTTCGCCACCCATATCTCTTCACCGGACGGCTCCTTTTCCTTGTCGGTCCACTTGAAACCGAGTAAGGGATCATCAAAATTCACCTGGGTAGAGTGGTTCACCCAGACCTTCGGTTGAGGTTTCATGTAATCCAGTTGAAAGTTGTTGGCATCGTTCCCGGAGGGTTCAGCATCGACTACACATAGAACGATATGAAATTGCTCCATGAGTTGATTCAATCGCCCCGGCTTCGGGTACATCTTGCCATCTTCTCCGGTTATAAAGGTCTTAAAGGCGTCTGAATCAGGACTGAATTCAGCCCACACCACCTGCCACCTACCGATTGGGAACGTCTCAGACTTTGTGTTTGGACGTAACCGCCAGATCGTTGCATAGGCTCCCTGATCCACTCCCATTACGTGAATGTAGTTCGAGTCATAGCCAAACCGGAGGCCAGGGGTCTTTGCGGCATTAAACACATCCATCGTCAACCCGCTTTTCTTATCTTGGTAGGGGATTCCGAGGGTGTGGTGATGAAAGTAAAGGATCGAATTCTGATCCCTCTCTCTCATCACCTCATGGACGGAGGACGAGTACCCCCATGGGATACGGTATCCCCTGACCCCCTCACCATAGCGGGTGACGGTTTCGTAATACTCCTTCTTCATTGGAACCCATTCAGCATTGTGGATTTTTAATGGGTCAGAACTCTTCCACTTCCCAATCTCACTGAAATCAAGCTCGCGGTGACACTTGAGGCACATATAGAACGGGTCAGCCTTTCTCGTGTGCCCCTTCTCGTACCAGTCGCCAACCGATTCGGGGTAGACCATTTCATCCCAATGGTTACAGCGGCTGCATTTTATCAGAAACACATGCTGGTCGCTCAATTCATCGTAGTCCTTCGACACGCCCCAGTCAGCCTGTTCTGGGGTGGAGAACTTCAGAAACATGCCCCTCTGAGTCTTGGCGCGGAAGAAAGGGGATGCCTTTAACCGCGATTCCAATTGCTCTGCAACACTCTTATCGTCCGTTCGATCCCACTCATCCCCAGCCAACATATCTCCTGGTATTGTTGTAACCGCCTTAACATTGTGTCTGCCTCCTAAATAGAGTCCGGCCCTGCCGAACTTCTTCAACTTCACCTGATCGATTTCACCCTCTTCCAGTAGATCCGCCAGGAACTTGTTTTCCCTGAGCAGGTCAGCCAGCCTGTCTGATGAAAAGTCCCCAGCTTTATCCCCAGTTTCCAGGGTATAAATGACGGTAGGGAACCTCGTCATGTCCTGTCCTTGATCCCCGGTATAGTGGAAGGGGATCAGGGCATACTGTTCGAGGAACAGGAGCACTTTTAGAAGGAAGACAAACGTAGCCCCAACCTGGGACCGCTTCGTAGCTACTTGCCGAGGATGCATGTCGTTGAGTAGCTGTACCTGCCACTCGTACCCTGCGAACTGAATCGGGTTGCCCTGGTAACGATAATACTTCACCGCCCGCTCTGCGTAGGTCAAGGAGAAGTCCCGTTGCAGGGCCTCGATGTGAGACTTGAAGATTCTCAGAATGTCGTTCACAGTTCTCGGTATATCAGCTTGAAACGGCATTATTACTTCGCCCTCACAATCTTGAACCCCATACCCTCTGGAAGCCGAATTGTCATATCCCAGTCCAGCGTGTGAATCTTGTCTCCCATTTGTATTCGGTCACGCATCAGAAACTTGAGGCGAGCAACCCCATGGTCTGATACGTCCAACTCTGTCCCGATCATTTTCCTGTCCAGGAGGAATGTTGAAAGCCCCGCACTATCCGTTCCCTTGACCTCCACCGAATAGTTCGCTATGGAGTCAAGGGAACCCTTACAACCGCTCCCCATTACGGCGATCAGGATACATAGACCAATGAGCAAAATGGCAGCCTTAATCGCCATGTTTCACCTCCTTCTCTGTGTCGGCCTTCTGCGACTTCAGCCAAGCCTCGTGATCAGGAGCGTTCGGGTCGAAGAGCATGGCCCACCCGGTATCGGTCAGCCACTTGTAGATCCGAGAGATGGGGATGATGTAGTTCATGTGGTAGACGGCATTAGGTGCCCACTGTGCGAATGTCACAGCAATTCGACTTGGTATCCCAATAAACTCCCTGCTCCCAGCCAGGAACGCACCCCCACCACTGTTCCCAAACACAGCAGGCGCATTCAGCATCCAGTAAGGTAAGTTCTCAATTTCGTCATTGAGGGAAGCAATTTGACCACTGGTAGGAAACGGGGATCGACCCAACCCCGCGCCACAGACGAAGACAGATTGAAATATTCTGAGTTTTTCGACGGCATCCGCAGGTAAGAGCTTCACTGTCAGACACCGTTCGTCACTCCGTAATTTTAATATCGCCAAATCATGCTCCTTGTTCCACTCGACAATATCGGCCTGAATCAAGAGTGTACCCGTAGATACACTCATGTTCTGATACTTGAATATCTCCACCTCAATCGTTGCCCGAGTTTCCTTCTTTATCATCTTCTTCTTAAGGCTGTCCCACTGTTCCTGAATTTGAATGGCACCGTCGATCACGTGGTGATTCGTCAATACATAGGTCGCAAAGCATCCCTCCATCCCCGGAACCTTGTTGGAAGCTATCATCACCCCAGACCCTACCCCGCCCGAGGCCCTGACCCGTACCGTGGGATAAAGAATATCTTTGTGCAAATCCTCCACAGAAGCCGCAAACGACACGCTGGCTATCACCATCAACACCAGAACCACTAAGGCTTCACTCAACCATCTCATCCGACACCTCCTTTGATTTTTTCTTTCCCTTCCGTGCTGCCACAGCCTCTGTCGCCTTGATATCGGCCATGGTCACGTAGGGACACTGATAGAGTCTGTTAACTACCCTGACCCCTCCTGCGTGCTTGCATCCGATTCTGGTGCAGTATTCTCTATGGACTCTGCATCCTCTGTCAGAACAGTGGAGCCAACTACTTTCGACCTTTTCTTCTTCCACGATCCTCTCCTTTTGGCTGCCTTCACCGCGCCCGCCATTGCATCCTCTTCCTGCTGCTCCTGTGCCTTCACAAAGATTTTATAGAGATCCCGGTATCCCTCATCTAAAGCTTCACTGACCAGAATCTTTGCATCAACCTTGAGCTTGAACGGTGATAGAATCTTTGTCAGGTGAATCACGAAGTCGGAAGTGAAGAAATTCAACCACCTCTTGTTGAGCTTCCACATCTTCTCTGTCTCACCGCGCTTCAACTGGTCCTGGGCGAGAAGGAGCCGATTGGCCACATCTACGGAGTTCCTGTCTATCTTTTTCGAGTACGTGGCAAGAATGATGGTTCTTCTGGCTCCGCGCATGGCAACGTCCAGAAAAAGGTCGTTATCCATCTCGTCGATCTCTTCAGGACTGTAAGGAACGTCTATATCTCCGTCCCACAGGCCCCCTTTCTTGTCGCCACGCTTGTACTTATCCAGTCTCCTGTGAATAGTGCTCTGTTCTGCTCGAAATAGGGCGGCAATCTCGTAGGAGTTAAACAGGTCCATGAGGCACGGCCAATAGGTTTCCTTGAGGTGATGGGATTGCAACCCCTTATGGTAGGCTACGGTTTCGAGACAAGACTGCACAGACGACCGATCAACCTCTTTAGTGAAGACCTGAATAGCGTCCGAGAGCACTTGCATTAAATTCTCGTATTCCACCCTATGCTTCTGGGATAGGTTGGAAACCTTCGCGCCCCATGCTCTCAGTTTTTCGTATGCGGTATCTAATGCGTTCAAAATTTACTCCTGGTAAAAGTGATGGTTAAAAAAAATTAGGTGCTAAGTGCCTGATAACAGCGTTCACAATACGGTGACTTACCGTTCCGCACAAATATGTATGAATGCTGTAGCATGTGTATGCCACATCCGAGGCAACGTTTAGACCAAACGATCTCCTCTGTATGGGGAGATTCGAACGGCTCTGTTATCCCGGTCACTTCGTACGAGGGCAGATCATCAAGGTCGGGCCTTAGTTCCTCAAAGTGCAGCATTGAAAATACGTTCCACGCAGCTTGAGCAAGGTGGTCCTCATCTCTGTGACCCAACTTATACTGGTTTAGGTGTCGTAGGGCTGAATCCAAGCACCTCGACATAGGAATTCCCTTCTCCCAGTTGTGATCATCATATTTCTTCGCCCCACGCTCATACACTAGGGCCAACCTACGGAGCGCGACGGGACTAATCAGATCGAAGCGCCCCTTACCTTCCCGGGTATCCCTTTGCGCCCCAGTCTCAAACTGCTCTCTGTTTCCGCTGTCTTTTAGGATGTGTGACATTTACCGCTTCCTCCTGTTTCTTGTTGACTGTGAGTTTGTGAATCTTCAACACCATCCTCTTCGGTATACACAGTCTCGACCGTACCCCGCCGCCTATCACCCCGCTATCAGGAAACCAGTCCCTCGAAATCACGATCTTGTCTTTGTCGTTCCGCAGAAGATGGCCACAAGAGAAGGATCGAAGGGGATGGATGTCATCGTCAATCATAGACGCTCCTCCGTCACCGTCCGCTTGCGCCGCATCACACCATTCCACACAGACAAGATTGAGTTCCATCAGTTCAACTCCGCGCCATGGTTAACAGGAGTGAACCCCACCATCACATCTGGTTTCTCTGTGGTTTTCGCCTCTGAGATGAACAGGGCCACGGGGTCCTGCAAATGGCAGATCGGAAACAGGTCAAATAGCCGATATACCCACCAGACCCGATACAAGCCCTGTACCCCTTGTGAGAGCATGTGATGGCTACACATATGTCTGTCAAACTCCTGCCGCTTACTCACAAGGCATGGTTTCCATCCCCGGCTCCAGTCCCGTGGGGTAGGTTGTGATTCCTTTTCGGTATACCCGCATAACGGACAGACTTGGAAGCTTCCTCGGTTAAAAGAAGGTTGAAAAGAACACTTCGGGCACACTCTCACGATTTCACCATCCTTCCTTGGGCTGATCCCGGTTGAATTATGGGTGACTTAGCCTGCCGAATCATCTCCTGGACCTGTGACCTCGGGGTGAAGTGGCAGCCACATTTCATGCAGACGCAGACCCCTGTGTTCTTGTCTCGAAGGATGCCACCCTGCTCCTTGAGTGTGTTCGCCAACTTTTTGCCACATGCGGGACATCTATCATATTCTGTGATTGCGCTCATTTCTTTCCTCCAAATTAAAAAGGTGTCTCTTCCTGCCCATCCCCCACAAAACTATCACCGCCCTGCTCTGACTTATTCCCGCCCTTCAGGATCTGCATGGCGTTGGCGATGATCTCCGTCTTGTAACGCTTATTGCCGTCCTTATCTTCCCAACTACGAGTTCTGATCTTGCCCTCGACGTAGACCAGGGTTCCCTTCGTCAGATACTGAGCGCAAATCTCAGCCAGTCTACGGAATGTCACCACGTTGATCCACTCCGTATTCTCCTTGTCTTTGTACTTCTCTGTGACGGCTACAGAGAAAGATGTTACTGCCGTACCGTCCGGTAAGAACTTCGCGTCAGGGTCGCGCCCAAGATATCCGATACAGATGAATTTGTTGACTCCGGTTGCCATAAGTCCTCCTCAAGTGTCCGGGTGTGCAGGATTCAAACCTGCTTTGTCTGGCATATCTGCCGTGGGTCTCGCCATCTACCGACTACCTCCAACCAGCATCCCGGTTGTTCGTGGATTTCCCGAGCGTCACCACTTTGAAGGTCACGTTTTCGTCAGAACGTCACCACCCGGAGCGTCCTATTTCTTTTTCTCGGGTTCCGTTGTTCCCTTCGGCGGCACTATCGACGGTTCACCCTTCGCCTTCTGTTTCGCCAACAGATCAGCCAACTTCTTCCGGGCATCCATGATCTGCTGGTTCAACTCTTCCAGCTTGTACTTATCGACATAGAAGGCCATCCGTAATTCGAGGTTTGCCAGTTGAGCTCGCGCCAACTCAATCGCCTGTTTGTCCAAGTCGGCCTGAAGTTTATTCACATCCAGAGCGAGCGTAGGTGTCGCAGGTGGCTTATCCTCTGCCCATACCGGTTGAAGGATGAAACACATAAAAAGTGCCAGTACAACGGTGAAGATTGTCAACCACTTACTCTTTTTCATTCAACACCTCCTGTGTTGGATTTTAGCTGGTAGGCCAAGTTAGTCTTACTATCCCCATCTTCCCTGTCCCCGCCTACCATGCGTCTACCGGGGAACTGCGTGTGAGGCCCCGTACGGGTTTGTTATTCATCATCCTGGTCGTAATAAGGACCGGTCGGGTCTTCACTGACCTTCTTGTTCTCAACCTGCTTGATCTCCGGCATGTACACGTTCAGTGGCGCTGGCTTGTACCGCTTCACATACGCCAGAACCACCTCCTCTGATACCAACGTCATCCCGTAAATCGCTCCATTCCCGTACAGTTTCGTCACGGGCTGCGATTCTCCTTCGATCCCGGGAATATCCACCCTCACAAATGGACAGCCGCCAATCGTTGTCTCCGATACATGCCCAGCAAGAGTGGTATGGCCAAATAGATCAACGATTGCGAAAAACCCCTCTGAAATACTGCCAACGGTTTTTTCTTTAATCTCCATCACTAAGCCCTCCATATTCTCCTTCGTATCCATTGTGTTGTGTGTCCAGGTTCCCGTAGCTCGCTTGCTTCGGTAGCCACGCTACATCAAATCGAAACGTAGACCCAAACCTGTACTTTGCGACAATAACCTCTCCGGTCCGGGCATCCACAAACTCGTTCGTCAGCTTGTCTGTCTCCCCCTTTTTCCGGTGAATAAACATCACCGCCACAGAGTTAAATTCTATCTCGCCCGTTTCCTTCAAGTCCTGGAGCTGTGGAGGAGCATCTTCTCCTCTCACTTTGTCAATAGCCTGTGAGAGAGATGAGATATGAACCATGGCAACCTTGTACTCTTTGGCGAGTTGCTTCAGGCCTCGAACGATGAACGAACACTCTTGCGCCCGATTCTGCCAGCGCCGGCTATTGTCAGACATGAGTTGGATGTAGTCCACTAACACAAACTTCACCCCATACTTTCCAACCATCCGATCCAGAACCTTCCGAACCCCAGGCAAAGTGAATGCGGCCGGACACGACAGAAAGAGCTTTTCATTTAAAACATCGTTCAAGTGCTTAGCGGTGTACTGCACAGCAATCCTCTCCTTCATGGCTTCCTCACCCATTTCCAAGGAAATGATGCCTGCCTTTACATTTGAACCGGCCATCATATTCATCCCTAATGCCGTTTTACCAACTCCCGATCTTCCAGCCAGAGTAATATTGTAGGTAGGGCGTATTACCATCTTCTGATCCAACTTCGTAAACCCTGTCCTAATCTGTAATCCCAAATCCTCATGCTCTTTTGAAAACAGATCGTTGATGGTGATAATATCCTCTTCCTGTCCGAGCATAGAAAACTCATCAATCTTCTCTTTGGCGGCTATATAATTCTTTTCGTGAACCAGTTTCGATATCTCCGCGTTCAGATTCCGCTGACGAAGTTGACGGGCAAGGAAGGGAGGCCATAACGGAACGTCACTACGTCCGTCGATATGCGTCAAAAACTCACTCGCGGGGATTCCCACGGCATTGTAGACGGAGACGATATTCACATCTTCCCCGTTTTCGTGTAAACGCATAATCGTCTCGAACGCCGTGCGATAGAGTGAACCCAGAAAATCCTTCTCGTTCACTATCTCCCTGACCTGGTTCACTTCGTCCCGGGTAATATCCAGGGAGAGGAGAGAGGAGATTAGGCTTTTTTCAATTTCAAGATCCACTGTTCTCCACCGCTCTTTCCAGAAGACGCTGTTTATACCACTCAGGGAACCCCGCGACAGCCTTGCGCTGGATATCCCCTTTGAAGTGATTCCACAAGAAGTTCTTAATGCTCTCTTTCTCCTCAGCCTCAACATCGTTGTGAATTTCTTTGATGAGGTGCCCGATGTCTCGCGGAGAATTTTCAAGTACCCCGCCTTCCGCAAGGTGCTGAATTGCCTTATGCCATCTGGCTTCAGTTCTGAAACTCTCCAAGAATACTTCCCACTTTCCGCGAGTCGTAAACTCTGAACCCCACTTCTCCCGGTGCACCTCTTTAAACCCTTCAGATACATACTTCCCCGCCATCAACGGAATCGGCTGTCCACCCAGAAGAAACGGTATGGTATAGTTCTTTGCAACGACGCCCTCTATCTTCACCTCTCCCAAAACACTTACCCGATCCAGAAGATCGCGAATCTGCTCCACGTTGTCTATCTTGCCGTGAAACAACACCGGTACGGCTTCAATACCGAGGTCCTCGGCCAAGTCTATCAGATGGCTGTGTTTGCTTATAAACCGATCTGTGTGGTCTGACACCCCGAACAGGATCAGGTGATTACGAGGTGTGCGGGCATACCTTAAGACGTTGTGCTTAGGACTCTTGAGGTATTCGCAATAGTAGATGGTATTGTCTGGTATCCTACCTTCGATAGAGCAGACGTAGGAGACAGCTTCATTGAACATCTTGTCGGGGGCCTCTGGAAATATTTGCTTCCCACGGCTACGCATGTATAGCGTCCCTTCAACCTTACCAAAGACGAATTGGGACCCATCAACCTTTTCGGTTATTTCCACTTCTGAGGTAAAGAGGTCACGGATATAATCAGAACCGATGGCAAAGATTTTTGGAAATGCCTTAATCATGACCCTTTCTCCTCTTCGGCCACACCAAGTTCTAAACCAACCAGGGCGAGCGCAATTCTGCCAGTGTCCCCATGTGCCTTGATTGACGCACGCAATACGTCGGCACAGGACTTCACGCTCACCTGTTCATCCAGGGGCAAGTCCGTTATTGCACCCTTCAGAATAAGAAGTCCCATCTTGGCTTCACCCATTTTCATTCTGCACCTCCACCTGATTCATGTACGGCACCGCATCACCCCGCCGCGCCCTTGCACACTTGATTGATTTCTCCCTGATCCACTCAAACCATTCCCGGTCTGGCACGTTCCAATGGACATGGCCGGACACATGAGCGGTAAACCGGTACTCTATCAACTCTCCGCTCAACCGGGCCCGGGGAAGATAGGTCCACCATCTCTCAAAGTACAAACTGAACTTGTCGGCCCAGCACAACAAGGAAGGTTCTATACCAGCTTGACGGGCGTAGTGCCGGGAGTGGAACAGGCAGAGCCGATAGTAATAGTCCCCCAGCCATTGATAAGCGATCCCTGCGGCATACTCAGGATGTTTTTCCCCGCCCTTTGAGTCCATTTGATCATAGCCGACATACCCCCAATCATGGATCAGAATGCACACGCACTCCCTCCAGTTCGGGAGTTTACGGTACAGCCAGACCCACGCCAGAAAGACGGTGACGGGGTGGATCAGAAATTGGTGGACACCAAAGAGAATCGATTTTGTGCCAGTTTTCATCACACTATCTCCATCACTGCCCTGATAAATTTCGCCGCGACTTCCGGACAGATCGAATTACCCGCTCCCCGCAGGAGGCCCACCCTATTGGGTATCCCATGAGCCAAAGGGAAAATCTCGGGTTCAACTGGTATGCGCCTTTGTTTTCCGTCTGCACAGGGGATGAGGAGGGAGTTAGACCAGAAACTTGTTGAGAGAGAGGAATCCCCGTATCCTGTGGCCTTGGCGGTTTTGTCCCCCGGCTGTGATCCTGGGTCATCGGGGAACACCACCCCGCCAGCATAATCACGGCTTGATCCCTTAGCCCTATCTGCTTGTGAACCCCGCGGGATTTTAGTCTTTCTATTGCCTGCATAATCCCTGGAGAGTGTCCCTTGTAATCCCCATATTGCGGAGATAGCCACCCAGTACAGCCTTTGCCTGATTTGCGGTGCCCCCTCGCCCGCAGCGCACAAATCGGCACCCCCAACGGCATATCCCAACGACTCCAAATCAGTTCGTACTCCAGAGAGCCATTCACGTCCGTCATTGCTCGCAACCTGCTCTCCAAAGATAATTGGAGGTCTGCACTTCTCAATAAGGCTGAACCAGACAGGCCAGAGGTGTCGCTCGTCTTTCTCTCCCCTTCGTTTGCCTGCGCCTGAAAGCGGTTGGCAGGGACATGAGCCGGTCCAAACAGGGGCATCTGTAGGCCACCCAGCGAGCTTGAGAGCGTATGCCCATCCTCCGATCCCGGCGAAGAAGTGGCATTGTTTGAACCCCGTAAGATCGTCGGATTGGATTTCTTTGATGGATTTTTCATCTACCTTGCCTTCCGGAATCCTACCGTCTTTCATCAACTCTCGAAGCCACAAACAAACAAAGGGATCGTTGTCGTTGTAGTAGACCATCACACCTTCGGAACACCCCGGTAAGCGGGGTCATCTTCTATTTGAGTTACTCTCGCCTGAACCGGTTTCTTTCGTGGGGAATATTTACCCTCCAAAACCTTCACCGCATTGCTGTCATTCTTGATCAACCAGTCCAAATCAGGACTCCATCCGTTCGAGTGACCATCGTGGGGGGGGATAAAGACTTCGTTTGCCATAGTGAAAACTTCCTTCCACCATCCGATATCCGGGTGAGACTTGACCCGGATAGAAATGGAAGCACTCCGCTCTTTTGTTAAAGCCTTCGCTTTAGGTAGATATGGACACAACTGGTTGTAGAGGTCAAGGAGAATCCTGGGTTTTAGTTTTTCCTCTTTTTCCGATTCCAGAGGAGGAGAGATATCTTTCAACTGTTCCTGTTCCTGTTCCTGTTCCTGTTCCTGTTCCTGTTCCTGGTCCTGTTCACTGGCTAATAGTTCGCATGGAGTTAGCTTCCTGTTAGCTAACTGTTCGCTAACCCACTCCGAATTAGTGCAAAACATCGTAAGCACTGAGGATTTTGGCAAACCAAGTATCCCATTTACACAAACAATGGCACTTTTTCTGTTCCTCGGGAGGTTATACCTGAACCAATTAGGGAAGCACACTAACCTCGTCTGTTCGTCCCTGTTAGCTAACTTCTTGCTAACTATTTCCTCCCAACTTTTCTTGATCCTCTGCGTAGAGAAACCAAGGTCTGCTTGGATATAGAGATCATCCAGAACGTAGGCCCCCCATGCCGTTGAATGCGGAGACGTAAGCAGGTACAGAAAAAACAGTTTTCCATCATCACTCAATTCTCTCACCTTGCCATCATTCCACATACGGCTGTCCACCTGTCGGTATCTTCCCATGGTTCCCCTACTTAATCTTCTTTCTCACAAACTCAATCACGTCCCCAACGGTCTTCAGTGTTTCCCATTCCTCGTCTGTGGCGCTATCAAGCTCCTCACAGGCAAACGTGTCCTCAATCACAATACGAAGCTCAACGAGGTCTAAGGAATCACAACCAAAGTCCTCCACCAATCTCCTTTCCGGTTTCGGATTCATCACTAAGGCAGGGTTCGTACCACCCAGGTTCAGGATGTTCAGGCAATCCAGTAATCGTTCTTCAACCGTCATCCTTCAATCACCCCCTTTCATGTCAAGGTTTTGTCGAACAAAATACAACCATTCCCGTCCACGGGGATACCGCTTTCCTCATTAATCCCTTCACAGAAATTCACACCTCTCGGCCCGATGAGCATAATCATCCACTGAGATGCACGGTCCCTTGCTTTAAGTACGATTACGTCATCTCCGCCAGGCTCAAGATAAAACTCAATCTCTGCCTGTTTCCTGTCCCTCTTTATAATCGGAATCACAGAAACCACCTCCTTTCCGTTGCAAGCTTTACAAAAATCAGATTTACCATTCGTCAAAGTTTGTACCACAATCCAATTTTTTTGTCAACCCACGTTTCGACTCCGTTTCACCACAGGTAAATTCAACCCCGATCATGGTTGCCAGGAATGACAGTATAGGATAGGCACGATTTACCCCTCAGTGATTCACAGGATTGCGTCTGACGAGACTTCCAACCCATATGCGTGGTTTGGGTAGGGGATTTTCTTTGACCTGGACGTTTAGCCCGCATTAGTCCCCATAATCATTAGTGTTTGCGGATATTTCTATAATATGAGGTTTAGCGTTGCATGACGGGATTACTTGGAGAACTGCCCTTCAAGGTTTGATCGATCAGCCGGGAGATTGAAACGGGTAGGGTGTCCATAACATACCGAGATTACTGGGGAATATATAGCTGAGCTACAGGAGCAGGTTATATCACATAACTTAATGTACGATTTTGTCACCTTGCAAAATGCAATGCATAGGATGCTCTGTGGGGCGTTATGACGGATTTTTGACACAGACGATCAAATGGTCTAACCATTAGACCAGTGAATACATTAGACCATCAAGTTGATCAATAAATAACCATACTGTATAGTTTACGACTCCACCACTCGGTCACGATGTCCTACTATTTGTCCTACTATCTATCTTGGTAAGTTAGTTGTACCATAGTTTATAAACGTGACAGAAATCAAGCAGCCTGCCTAAAAAGAGCCACCTTTAATGTTGAATTTAATAACCGTATAATATCAATAGCATACAGACTTATACCGTACATTTCCACAAGTTTATCCACGGGCAACTGTTTAATATCTGTCACCAACCTCGACTTTGTGAAAACAGCATCATAATCGAACCTAACAATATCAATCACTTACAGGCTTAACAAATGGTAAAATATCTGGTATATAACTTGCTTTAACTAATAGTAAATAAACACGAAGGGAGCGAGACATGGAAAAAGGGGTAATCAAGATTTGGTTGTTTCGGGATGGCTGGATGGCAGACTTTGAGGGGAACGAAGAGGTTCGCGCACTCTTCGGAACGACCGTGATCCCGACCGCCTACACAGCCAGGATGACAAGGGAAGAAGTGATCAAGGAGTTAACGGCACTTAACCCCGATTACAGAGTGATTTAATGCCACATCACAAGGAGGCAGACCAGGTGAGAGCACGCAACACAAAACCGACATGGGAGCGCAGGTTAGACCAGGAGATTAAGCGGCTCGAACGTAAGCACCCGAACCTCAGAACCCCTTATCGGCTGCATAGCCAGGCAGCTGCTATCAAGTCCCAGGAAGGAAGGTAACCATGGACAAGGCAGCCTTAGACCAACTCATTTTAGAGCTTTTACAGATGGCCCAAACGAGCGAAGCATATCAAACCGGGCAACAGTGGGCGATAAACGCAGTGGCTACAGCAAGAGCAATAATCGGAGACTAACACAACATAAGGGAGGCCAACCCGATAACGGCCCGGGAGAATTAGCCCCTCTGCAATCACCCGATAGAGGATTGACACTTAAAAGGCTACCGAGAACGGGAGGAAAAGACCATGGCCCACAACATTGCATTTATCAACGGGAAGCACGCGGCAGTTTACGGAAGCAACAAACCGGCATGGCATCACCTCGGAGAAGTGGTCGAGGGTGCTTTGACTTGGGAAGAGGCCATGCGGAAGGCATCCTTGACATGGAACGTCGAAAAAAGCGCCCTGCTCTCTCCTTATACCGGAAAACCCCTCCAGACATACGGGATTTTCAGGGACGGAGATACCCCAGGAGACAAAGTTTTTTTGGGTAGCGTCGGAGAACAATATACCCCTCTGCAAAATAAGTTTGCCTTTGATTTTGTCGACGCGATCCTGGAAGCGGAAAGCAGCGCCCATTACGAGGCCGCCGGAGCCCTCGGAAACGGAGAAAAAATCTGGTGTCTTGCAAAGATCAACGGACAAACCCGCATCGACGGCACCAACGACATAAGCGAACACTATTTACTGTTTACCACATCCCACGACGGCAGCCTTGCCGCCACCTGTAAGTTAACGACCGTCCGTGTGGTCTGTAATAATACCCTTACACAAGCCCTGAATGCGAAGGGTGACTTCGTAAGGGTAAAGCATACCACGAACGCGAAAGACCGGCTGGAAGCAGCAAAGAACCTGGTACAAGGCGCGGCGCAGAACATTCAGGGTATAGCCCAGAAATTCAACGAGCTTGCGCGACGGAAAGTCACCAAGGAAACCTTTGACAATGTGATGAAAAGGGTTTTTGGCGACTACGAGAACAGCGCCAGGATTAAAAATCAAGTCCTCGAAGTAGCGAACCTCTTTGACTCGAACGACGGAAACGCCATCCCGCAAATCAAAGGCAGCGCCTACAACCTCTTGAACGCAATCACAGAATACACGGACCACAAGGCATCCTTCAGAAAAACTGACCGGCGTGAAGGCATGGCAGACAACGCAATCCGGGCAGAAAACGCGCTCTTTGGGAATGCAGCCAGCCTGAAAGAAAAAGCGCTGGACGTGATCATTGAGGCAACATCAAGTGCCCCCGCCATGGAAGCGAGAACGGTTTACATGCCTATCACACCACCGCCCGCCCCTATCGGAGGCATCTTAGATGAAGTAATTCTCAACACCATACAATAATCCCCCCACGCCCCGGGCATGGCGTTAAAAGGCCTAGAAAGGCTCCAAATAGATCTATTTGAGGAGGAACGACCATGGAAGTCAAGACGACCGAGATCGACGGAAAAAGGTATGTATTACGACGCATGGATAACAGTGCTTGGGAGTTTGCAAAAGAACTGACCGAGCAGGAATGGACTCGGTACTGTGAACGCTGCACCACACACAACAAAGTATTCAAGGAGAGACGACGCCATGCCTAAAACCCTCTTTGCAATAGGATTTTACGGGTTACTGATTTTTGCATCACTCAATCTGTTTTGGCTGATCGTCTTACAGCTCCTCAAATAGAGGAACCGGAGGCCACGGTGATTTTATCAGTCTGTTTAGGGTGTAACGCTATTTACAATTACACCCAGGAGACATGTAACGGAGAGGATGCAATATCGCATGGAATTTGCCCAGCCTGTCTATGGTTTATCAGGCAGATCCGAGAGGAGGAACGACATGGGACACCCCAAAATCAAGACGCCACCTATTAACCGCGGAGGCATGGGCTACTGCATTCACGACCCGCGCAACAAGCAACGGTGCATTCTGGCAGATCCTAACCTTTGCCGGCACGACTTCTTTTCCCAGTGCATCGAGGCCAACCCTCGGGAGGCCAGGCAAACCGGCAGAACGAAAGAGCCACCGCCAGACCTCCCTTTGCCAGAGCCAGCCCCCACGCGCCCATTTTACGACGAGGAGGAACCAGAAGACAAGCAAGAACCATACCAGACAATTCCTATGGAAATGGTAGGGATTCAAGAACCGGCAAGCCCGACCCCTGCCGCCTCCGAGGCCAAGGCCGACCCCGAAGAGGACGAACACACGCCTTATGAAGCGAAGAGCCAGCTATTTGAAATGCCTATGACGGAACAATGGAACCGTTCCACAGTTTTTGAAACACTGGAAATTGCTACCGATTGCCTGAATGGATTGATCACAGACGAAACACGGAACGCTCAGAGCATAGCGCACCTATTAGATGAGATTGAAGCGAAGTTTTTCCCGACCACCAAGAAGCTCAACAAACCATTTAAGCAGTACATTTCCGAGAAGATCAGGTACGACTACGGGTATTGTCGCGCCCTGATTAAAGCATGGCGCACCCCGCTATTGCGGGAATATTGGGACCAACTAGGACCGCACAGAATCAAGCTGCTCCTCAGATTTAAGAGAGAACTGACACCCGAACTGGTAAGCAATACTTGTGAGTTGAACACCCATGAAGCGAAAGACTTCTTATTTCCTAAACAGGAAAAGCACCCAAAACAGAAAAAGGTTGACGCGATTATTAAAGGGTTGAAGCAGATAACCCCGGCCAGCCTGGACCTGCCAGCGAGGAACAGATTAGCGCAGGCACTGACTGACACCCTAAACAGCCTACAATACAGATGATAATGATAAAAAGGAGAATGGGCAATGAGAACCAGAAGGTCGGTGAGAAACCAAAACATACTTTTTAAGGCGCTTTTTGAGCCGAAGAAAGACGCGGTGGCCCCGGCAGTAACCGTGTACTGCTTCAACTGCGTATCTTATCCACGGCACGGACGCAGAAGGGGAGAATGCGCGCTTGGGGGGATGATCATAAATGGTTCTACTCGAAACCGGTCATGTTTCCAATCAAGACTGGAGGTGGAAAAATGACACACACACCAGGACCATGGAAAATTGATGGATTGTTAATAATCGGAGCGGAAAGTGGACCAATCGCGAGAATGACAAGTGGCGCGAATGAAGCGAATGGCTATAATGCCCGCCTTATCGCCGCAGCGCCCGACATGCTCCGGGCTTGCCAGGCCGTGATCGCCTACCATGACAGCAATTTTCCGGAAAACAGGGAGGAAATGCTACGAATCGTGTTAGCAACAATCGCCAAAGCCACAGGAGAATAAGGAGCTACCATGGACGCAACTATCATAATCACGATTTGTTTCACGCTGGGAATCATCGGACTTCTCGTACACGCGAGGTTTATCTGATGTACTACCTGCATCCGACAACCCAGCTCTGGACCTGCCCGATATGCGGAGAGACACACGCTCTCCGAATATACGCAGCCTACCACTACTATTTTACACACGGAGGCCAGGAATGAAGTACACGCCAAACAACCCGCCCAAAATAGGTGATATTGTGCGCCGGATAGGGGTTGACCTTGCTTCCCCCGACGATGTTTATGAAATCATATCTGCCCCCAGTTATGCACTCTGGACTGTCCGAATCATGGGACCGAAGGGAGATCAAACGATACCGATTGAGGAGATCAGAAAAATAGTGGAGGAGATCACCCCGTGAACACCTTTGAACACGCAGGGAAAAGATATTGCATAATCAATGGGAAGGAATACTACCTCTTGCGAGGCTACCGGGATTTAGCCAGTTACAAGGGGCAGTTAATTTTTATGCAGGTCGCTGGTCGGACTTCCTTGCACATTGAAGACCTGCCCGACCCAGGATGGACTATAATCAAAACCAGGACCGGCGAGGCCACGATTTACACGGCATACCGGGAGACATGGTTCGATTACCACCTGCCCGCAGAAGGAAAATCTAAACGTGTCCTGTTTATAGGCATGACGGACCAGGGCAGCCAGTTTTTGATGTTGAATTTTTTACGGGAGAGTTATAATCTTAAACCGAGCACAGACCAATTTGCCCAGGCACTCAGATGGACACCGACGCGCAGGGGAGATGTCGAGATCCGCCAGGACCAAGGGAACAGCAAAACCATGGGCCTGTCTGTCGAGATCGGCCCGTACAAAATGGACTATGACCGAGCACAGGAGTTATTTGGTTTGAGCGAGTGAAGTTATCTGGAATAACTTGACCGGAGGCATGAATGCGAGAACGCTTAATAGACAGGCTGAGGAAAATTGAGGCCCTTGCCCGATCGGGAGTTGACGGCGAGCAGGAGAATGCACAACGGATGCTGTCTGAATTGTGCGAAAGGTATAACGTCACCATGGACCAGATCATTCAGGCAGAGACACGCCCTTATGAGTTTTTCGTGAGGGATGCAATTGACGAGACGTTATTAATACAGATCGTAGGATACATCTGCCAAATCCATAACATCCCGTTCTGGAGGAGAGGCCGGACAAGGCGAATCCTTGAACTGACAATCACACAGGGCGAAGATGTCAGAGAATGCTATGAACACTACAGGAAGGTATGGAGGGCACAACTCAAAGACCTCATGCACGCATTCATTCAAACAAACAATATCTTCGGACCACCAAACGACCCAGGGAAAGAGGACACACCCGAGGAGATCGAACAAGCAATGAGGATAGCTGCCCTGGTGAACGGGATGAAACGCGACCAATGGACGAAACGCAGACAACTGGAGGAGATCTTATGACAAGAACCGCCGAGGAAATTGAAGCCGAACTCCGGGAATCATGGACACGCCAAGGTGTACCGCGGGAGAAACAGGACGCAATACTTAAGGAAGTGGAGGGGAAGGCGCAACTGGGAGCCAAAATAGGACCATTTACGATAGGAAAGCGAGGAACCCATAACCGAAAAACTTATGAAGGGAGGCCAAATATGCCCAGAATAGAACCGGTTGATAATTGCGGATGTCGATTGGGGAGAAACGAGTTAGGAATTGAGTGCCCCCTGCACGAACACGCCAAAGACATTCTGGATAGCCTGATCGAGATGAGGGACGCCATTAAAGATGCCCCTCAGTATTGTGGAGGAACTACAGGCGAGTTTTGCAGAAAAGGGACCTGTAATGTTTGTGCCATTTTAAAAAGGGCAGAGCAAAACATCCTGGATGCCGGAGGGGCATTGAAGCCGAACCGAGTTTACAGCAGCGCGGATAATTGGGGGAGGCCCGCATGACCGAAGCCGACCAAATATTGGCTGACACCGGACGCGAGGCGAACAAGGATCTCTCGTTTCGGAAATGGAGCCAAAGCAAACACGCACAATATTTTACCCCTATGACATTGAGCAATATCATCCTATCAATGATCGAATTGCTCATACCAGGCCCGGGGAAAGGAACCCCCGCAGGCCAGGTGAAGAACTTGAACATTCTGGATCCCACTTGCGGAACCGGCAGGCTGCTCTATCCGTTTAAAAGGAAAGAATGTAAGACGCTCGGAATCGAACTGGACAAGGAACAGGCAGAGAAGGCGAAGCAACTCCTCGGGAAGGAGCAGGTTCGGCATGGTAGTATCCTGGACTATGCTAAATTCCTGATAGGGAAATTCGACATTGCCGTAACCAACCCGCCCTATGGTATCCTGTGGAGCCAGGACGAAACGGAATTTGAATTCGCGGGACTGAGCCACGCCAGGAACATTGAGAGCCAGAACGCAACCCTGCAAATCTGTGAGAGGGTATTGAACGGGCACGGATGGATGTTTGCGATCATACCGACCAGCACGTTTGCAAACACGAAAGACGAGAGGTTAAGGCAATCCCTGTATAATAAGTTCCGGGTTATCTTGCGCGTCACCATAGACAAACTGTTTAAGGAGGAATACGGGATTGACGTACAGGTCGATTTAGTGGCTTGTCAGAAGAAGGGGTATGCAGAACCCTCCTATCAGAACATCCGCCACCCGCACGTCACCCTGGATGCGACCAGTCCTACATTAGAGAAGGAGATTCTGGACGCATGGCGACCGATAGCCCAGGAGAAGCAATTCTCCGCCTATGACCTCTCTGCCCCCGCAATTGATGTACCCCACTTGAATAATCTGATTGACGTACCGCTTTCAACTGATGTTGAAATTACATCGAAAGGTGTAAAGGGTACAACGTCAGCACTTGCGATGGTGGACTTCTATAATGCTTCCCTATCTTTCTATTCGCCAGTGATAGGCAAGCCGACCGGATTGAGGGACGCATTTCTTGAGGCCCCAGCGCTCTGTAAGCGGGGAGTAGACCAGGCTGAAGAATTGCTCAGTCGAATCGGTTTTACTGTCACTGTGACCGAACAGACACGGAAAAGAATCGAAGACCTGGAAGAGAAATACCGTATCCTATCCATCCCGATTTACAAGCCCCGCGATCACCAGTTACTTGCCTATTTCGAGGAGCGGGAATACACAGCCAAAGCCGACGTTTACGACCTCATTGAAGACAACGAATTCAGGCAGGAACACCGGGATAACGGGAATGGAAAGAAACCACCTCGGTTATTCAAAAGGGGAAAGTCTTACCTGTTGCGCCCCACATGGGTACGACAAAGGGAATTCGCCGGCATAGAAGTGATAGGCGAAGGCAAGGACCAGAAGACCATCACTACCGAGATTGACCGCGGATTCCTGTCCATCGAAGTCGAAACAGAACAGGGCCAGCGATCCTTCCGGGAACCTGAACCGATAGAGATAGGGCTTTTTTTGGAAGCATTCGATCTACCAACAGTGAACAGTGTTGCCGAAGAGATGCCAGAACGAGTGCAGCAATGGAAGAATAAGATCGTGAGGCACTACCCGCAATGCACCGGAGAGTTTGAATATCAGGCTGAAGATTTGGCCCGCGTACTTGCCAAAACCAAGAGTGCTTATATCGGTTACGACATGGGAGGCGGAAAATCGAACTGTGCATTTGTGTTCCATGCGGTACGGAATGCAAAGCGCGTGTTGGTCATCTGTCAGTCCTCTTTGGTAGACAACTGGACGAATGAAGCCGAAAAATTCGGTTTCAATGCAAAGCGCATGACGAACCACCTATCCGTAGGCTCATTACAGGAGGATATCCGGGAGGGAACCGAACCACCAGGCACAACCTTTTACATCACATCCTATGAATTCCTATCCCTGGACACTGGTAAACTCTATGAACCCTGGACCTGTATCAAGTACGATAAGGACGGGAACGAGAAGCACAAAGAGGAAGGGAACACGGGCAGGACATGCAGGGGTTGCGCGACCGAGTACGCCAGCACTCAGAAAGAATGCCCGAAGTGCAAGGCAAAGGATGAATGGACCGGAGAACACTGCAATAAATGCGGGTATAGCGTGTTCACCTACACTGCAAGGCTGAAGCAATACCCCGCTTATAAAAGAATTAAGAAGCTGTTTCGTTCTGTGGTCATTGATGAATCGCAACAGGCAAAATCAAAGGTGTCCTTCCGTGGTCAGGCAGTTAGGGCGATCCATGCAGACAGCAGACTCGAACTGACCGGCACATTAATGAAGGGCTATATCACAGACACGTATTACAATTTGGGGTACGTTGCACACCACAATAACCCGATTTTCCCTTACAGGTATGACCGGAGGGGAAGCAAGCTCTTTGCCGAGGAGTTTAGCACGTTTGAATTCAAAAGCATCGAGTACGAGGACACCTTATCGCGGGGGAGAAAGAAGGAACTGCCAGAGGTTTCCAACCTAAACAGATTCTGGAAGATTCTTGCATCCTTCACCGTCCGGCGCTTGAAAGACGAAATGGTGAAGCTACCACCGAAAACCCGGCGCATTATGGCTCTGACCTTAAGCCCAGGACACGCGATTGAATACGGGATAGCCGCAGAACGAGCAAAGAAAATGATCGACGGTGAGCTCCGTAAACCAGAGGAAGAAGTCAACATGGGTGTAATCAGCAAAGCCCTCTGGAGTATGCGATTCGCGGCCACCGTACCCAGGATAAACCCGGAAGATAACGTAAAGCTCCGTAAGGCTGTTGAGATCACCGAGCAGGCCAGGGAGAAGGGAGAAAAGACTATCGTATTCTCTGCACTTCGGGACATGCAGCAGACCCTACATCTGGAGTTTGAACGGCGAGGCATCAACCATATATTCATCCCCTCGACCGTGCAGACCAAGGACAGATTCAAACATATTAAGAGATTTCAGAGCGACCCGGACGTGACGTGCATAATCGCCGGGTTGAACGTGTTGAACCGGGGCTTTACGATCACCGCAGCCAACCATGTTGTATTCACGGACGTTGAGTACAGCCCGGAGAGTACCGACCAGGGAGAGGACAGATCACACCGTACAGGGCAGGAGAAGCCTGTCACATGCTATTATTTATTGATAGACTGGAATGATGAGGACCAGAACATCGATTTCCGAATGTTCGACCTGATCACCCAAAAGAAGCAGGCCATTTCCAACGCGATAGACGGCCGGGTACGATTCGAGAAGACAGCCCGGGTATTACGAGCTGGGGGAGACTTCTTAGCCCTTGCGAAAGCGATAAATGGGGAAGTCGAGGCCCCCGTTAGCTTTGGCTACGAGAAGATAGGAGATACAACCGCCACAGGCTGTAATGAACCAATACAACTCCTGGAGGCTGTAATCGTAGAAAATAACAAGTGGTACACGTTATACGAGCAGTTGAAGCAGGCGAAAGAAGAGAAGCCGACGGTTGTTAGGAAGAGGGCACCAGAGAACCAAATGACCCTGTTTGGATGAGGGGAGAAATATGCAGATCAAATTGATGTTTGACAACTGGATGGAACTGGGGGTAATCCCCGTGCGACCGTCCAAATACCTGGAACTATCAACGGGGGATTTCCATTCAGGCACAACTTTTGACGGGACGATCACCCTGGACCCGGAGCAGGAGGCAGAACTACAGGTGGCACTGGGAGCGGGATATAAACCCCGGTTTATCCTGTACTAAAGAAAGGAGCAAACGCAACCATGACAGATCCTATGGGCATAGCCTTACTCTTGGAACCCGAAGAAGAACCAACCACGACGCCATTATGGCAGGACTATGACGCATTTCTCAAAACCTACACGGCCAAGCGTCACCCGACCGAGCAGACACTTATCAGTCTGAGGGCAATCATCCCCCGGTTCTTGAAGTTTGTCGAGGCCCGACAGGTCGAGGACGTGAATCAGATCACCCAAGATCACGTCATAGCCTACCTGAACCGTCTGGTAATGCGGACATCTTCAAAGCGCTTGCACCTTAGACAAATCACGGTCTTTATGAACTGGCTGTACCGGGAATTGAAACTTTTGACAGAGAAATTTCCAACAGTTACCTACAAGGGGGAGGCGGATATACCGCGAGCACCGCAGAAGGAACTGACACGCGAGGAGGTCCATGCGATCCTGTCCAACATAGATCAACTGGATGATCGGGAGAGCGTGTTGCTGCAACTCATGCTGGCTCGACCGCTTAGGATCGGAGAACTGTCGAGGCTGGTTCTGTCGGACGTGGATATCGCACGGCATACGATCACCATCACGAAGTCGAAGAACAAGGGAACCAGGACCATTACCATCCCTGATGTGATCTATGAACCGTTCAGACGCCTTGTTTATGGGTTGAAACCCAAGGATAGGGTGTTTGGGATGGGGAATATCTCCCTGATTCATATAGTCAACCGGGCCATGGAAGGTGCAGGCATAGAAAGACGCGGAAGATCCACGCATTCGCTACGGCATACCGCTATAACACGACTTCTCCACGAAGCGCATGTTGATGTGGCTGTAGTTGCGGAGATGGCGGGAAACACACCACAGACAATCTACAGGAACTATAACCACGTCCCGGTTCAGGCCCAGCGGGACGCCGAGAAAGAACTTGACAAACTGTTGAGCATTTAATACTATAGACCGAAAGGAGGATAATATGAAAACATCCATCAAGGCAGGCGCTATCATTGTAATTCTTTTAATGCTCACAGGAACAGCCATGGCCCAGGATATAACCATGACCAGGATTGAGGCCGCCCGAACGGTTATGGACTTTCACGGGCTTGGATTCAGGGAAGTGGTCCCGTGTAACTGGATATTTGTCGATATTAGGGATAAGTTCGATGGCCTTCGGAATCAGTATCTAATGGTTCTGCAGGGGTATGAAAACCAATTCCCCTATGACGTGGATGCGGAGCGTCGATATACAATGCAACTCGTATTCCTGTTCAAAGAAATTACCGAGGTGATGATGGATTGTACCTATGCGGAACAGATGTGGAAGATGGGAATTACGGCGGGTTGCAGAGTTAGTGAAAGGGGGAGAGAATTTTGCCCGGATGATCCAATTACACCATGGCAGCTTGATGTCTTTATAGGTGGTGCTCGCACCATGTACCTGACCCATGAGTAAACACTCAGCCACCATCTATCCCCGCCTTGATCCTCAGAATCAGCCCCTCCCGGATTTTTTCGAGATCCCGGAATAGTTGAAAATTCTGCTCCCTGTTGAGTTCTGGGGAGGGGAGGCACACCCAACCCAATTCGGGATTATCTGTCTGAAAGAAAGAAAGCGGTGAACGGTTAAACGCCTGCGCCAATGCCTCCAGCGTGTCAATCTCTAACGGCCTCGTCCTATTCTTCATTTGAGATATTAGAGAATCGGAACGACCAATTCGGGATGCGACCTCTTGTTGCTTCACGCCCCTACGATCCTGTTCATCAAGGAATTTTTCGTAATTCCGTTGGATCACGTCGTACAACGCTGACTCCTTATAGATGATGTTGTCCGTAAGTCTGACCCGATCCTTCGTCACAGATCCCCCCCCTGGAACCAAAGTTAATTGAGAAGATAGCATATTTCTCACCTCCGTTAAAGTTAATTTTAGCATACACCTATCCCTATTATACGTCAATTGGTTTTTTTTAACCAGTAGCAAGGAGAACACGGCGTGAGATGACAATGGAAATTGTCTGTATCTTCACTATGTTATATGGAAATTGCTCTTGTTTACAGGAACTGATGGACAAAACTTTTTCACTTGCGGAGAAAAAAAGCTTGACTTTATTTTTGATATAGTTTATAACAGAGAGAAATTTACAAATGGTTTACCAAACAGCCGAGTTCAGCAACGTCAGACATGGGGGGGTGGAAGATGGCCGAGGTTGTCGAGATTGCACGGGCGCAGGAGAAACCAGAGATAAGACTTATCACAAAAAAGACTTGTTTGGCATGCGAATTTAACGTACTATGTGTGGTTTATGATGTATTTGTGTCTCACCCGACCATGGTCAGTTGCCTGTGGCGCAACGGCTGTCCTGGAGAATTGTTCCGCAAAGCCACCCATTAGAATAAACCGTAGCAGTTATGAAACCAGATTCAACAGTATTTTTTTGCTCATACGTTTAACTAATAGTAAAGAAATGGCGATATGCAAGATCCAGTAGCGACATAAATTTCACCCCTCGCCAGTCGGGGCCGCAAGGATGAGGCTGGATGGCTACCTCCTTTCTCGCCGGGGAGGGCTGGTCACTCTCCCCGGCATCTTTTAAGGAGGACAACTTAATTTAAGGCTGACCACTAAAACGAAAGGAGGACCGAGTGGACAAGGAAGAGGTCAGGAGCATCGACGATGTAATGGTGATTGTTCAAGAACGGGACAGCCTGAAGCGGTTCATTGTTGCCATGATCGTCTTCGGGTTAGGGGTACTGGGAGGTTACATGCTCTCTCTGCATCACACCAAGACAGTCGCCGCGCATCACCGCGAAGCCAGTTATGAAGCCATTGACAAACGAGTCCAATTACTCGAAGGCATCATGTTCAAACTCCCGGTCCTACCCAAACAACAATACACCCAAAAAGACGTACAGAAAGGGGGGAAGAAACCGTGAGAAAGACGTGCTTAGACTGTAAATACTGCAAGGTTCTGTTTCCCATTAACACCATGAACCCTCTGTCAACGGATCTTACCTTTTCTAAACGTGGGGATCGGGGCGACGCACCCATTAGGAGGCTCCGTTGCGCCCAGAACAAATGGGGATGGGCAGGGAAGACCGTCAATTATGAGTACAACAACATTAAGAATGCTCACGATGGCAAGCCGTCGATTCTGACCAGTAACCAAGCGTGCGGAAACGCCTTCGAGAGCATGGATGACGAAGAGGAAGTGAGTCTGTTTGTCCACGAAATATTCAGGGAGGCTCAGGCAATAGCATGATGAAGTTCTCTCCTATTTCCTACAATAAATTCAGAAACAAAAAGGTCATAGTAGACGGTATCACCTTTGACAGCAAGAAGGAGGCCGGGATCTATCAGGAACTGAAGGCTATGAAGGACAAGGGAGAGATCACGGATCTGAGATTACAGGTGACCTATGAGCTTGTCCCGGCGCAGAAAGAGAAGGAAGTCAAGCCGAACAAAAAAGGGAAGCTCGTAGAGAAGGAAAAGGTCGTAGAACGAGCCGTGACTTACACCGCAGACTTTGTAGTCACTCACCCGGATGGGGAAGTTGTTGTGATTG